ATGGGTGCCGTGATCCAAGCCGCCCCCCCTCCGCCGGGGTCCGAAGGCCGCTGGTTCCGTCGCGCAGTCCCTTGCGTGCGTGACAGGCCGCACACCGGCACGCTCCGTTTGCCACGTCGTACCGCTCGCCTCCCTGGCTCACCGGCACAATGTGGTCGGCGTGTGCGTCACGCTTCCTGACGCAGATCCGACCGCAGTCACGGCACGTCCAGGCGTCTCGCGTCAGCACGGCCAATCGCCACGCTTTGTGCGCGGCGTCACAGTAGCCTCGCTGGTGTGCGTTGGGCCTCGTCTCGCGTCTCCTGACGCGAAGTCGTGGTGGAACGTGCGTGGGGATTCTCGTCGGCATTTCATCCGGCTCCACCGGCCACACGAAACACGCCATCCATCTGGGCCTCTGTCAGCCCGAGCAAGCCCGCCAACGTCCGCAGTTCTGGCTGAACCCTGCGGATCTGGATCTCCCGATCCCACCACGCCCGCAGCAGATCACGCTGCCGCGCGTCGGTCACGCTGTCGATCGCCGAGTCGATTCCGTCGAGAGTCCTGCCGACCCCCAACAGGGCGCGACGGAGGGAGAGGTCAGAGACCACGGACGGTACAGGCGGCAGATCGTCCGCCATCTTGTAACCGACCGGCAACGACGCCTCTGGCACCGCCTTGCACCCGGGTGGCGGTTGCCACCCGGGGGGCACGTCGGCGCGGACGAACTGCACGACGTGACCGAGCGCGTTGACGATTGCAAGCTTGCTCATGTTGGCACCCACAGCCACAGCCTGACCATGCCACCACCGCCGTTGCCTGCGGTCACTGTTCCCGAGTCAGCGCCGGCAGACCCGCCGCCGCCGCCGCCGGGCCACGCTCCGTTTGCGCCGTTGCTCGCGGCTGCTGCCGCGCCGACGAACGCGCCGCCACCACCACCGTCGCCGCTGCCCGCCGCACCAGTCACGGCAGCGACACCGGCAGTGGTGGCACCAGCCGGCGCAGTGACGACCGCGGAGATCGCCTGATTACTGGACGTGGCCGCGCCGCGACGGATCGCGAATCCGACGCCGCCCGCGCCGCCAGCCGCCAGGGTGCCCGAGTTGAGCGCCGCCCCGCCACCACCGCCACCACCACCGGCGTAGACCGTGCTGCCGCGTGCTGCGCCGCCGGCACCAGGAGCGCCAGCCGTGCCACCCTGCCGGCCTGCCTGGAGCGACCCGCCCTCGACGTTGCCGTAGCCATCGCCGACGAAATTCGCGCCGAACGTGCTGCCCCCGAGCCCGCCGGCGGCGAACACGACACCGAGCAGCGATGACGCGCCGCCACTGGTGCCGTTCGCCGGCGATCCGCTCGTCGATCCTCCGGCACCGCCAGCACCGACGACGATCACACCGCTGTCGAGGATGTGCGAGCGAAACAGCACGCCGCTGCGTGCCTCTCCGCCGCCTGCACCGGCACCGCCGAAGCGGTTGTTCGCGCCCTGCGCCGCCACGGTCCCAGTCGCGCCGCCCGCACCGCCGCCGACGATCTCGTACCAAACGGCGATGAGTCCGGGCGGTGCGGACCACGGGAACGTGCCCGGAACGTCGAAGAACTGCTCGCGCAGTTGCCCCATCAGCCCCGGCGGCCAGCCGAGCATGTCGTTCATTCCGCGTCTCCGCAGAAGGCGCTCACGTCGAACGATTCGGCGTTGTGGGTCGAGGCCACCAGCGTGATGCTCGACGACGCAAGAACCAAGTCGTAGACCGCGAACTCGGTCCTGAACGCAGCAGTCGAAGCGCCGACGGTGATTGCCGTCACCGGAACCTCGCGGTATGCCCGGTAATTGGTGCCGTCGTAGATGAACAGCCGCACCATTCCGGCCGTGGTGGTCCCTATAGCCTGGACGACGATCCGATTGACCATCCGGCCGCCAGTCACACCAGTCGCGAACGTGCCGACGGTGCCAGTGCCGTCGCGGTTGGTGTTGGCTGTGGAAATTCGCGCCGACTGCGGCGCGACAGGTTTGGTAAAAAACTCTGCGTTCGCGGCCATGAATCACCTCACTTGAAGGAGCGCCACTGGAGATAGGCGAGAGCGCCGGCCTGTGCCGCGGTGAGCGATGCGGTGCCGGTGGGGCCGGCCGGTCCAGTGGCACCCTGCGGCCCAGTCGTCGTCGACGCGGCACCAGTCGGGCCAGTGCCGCCTGCGGCTCCGGTAGATCCAGCCGTACCCGTGGCACCTGCCGGCCCCGACGGTCCGGTGACCGACGCACCCGCCGGCCCGGTCGGCCCAGTGCTTCCGCTCCCAGTCCCACCGCCACCGCCGGCACCCACCGCGGTCATGTATTCCGCGATTTGCGTCAGCGTCACACGCCGTGTGCCGGTCGTGCCGCCGGTCACACGGTGGAGGATCAGCAGGTCGGGGCCGGTCGGCCCAGTTGGGCCGGTGGTGAGCGGCAGTTGATCGACGCGGACTTGGAGCGGCATAGCTTCAATCCACGAAGAGCGGGACAGAAATCTCGCGGCCCATCTCGTCGATCAGGATCGTCGCGTCGCGGTCCAACTGCTTCGTGTGGATCCGCACCGTTCGCTGAAAGGCATCTCCCCAGTGGAACACCGGCACCCCACGCGGTGCAGTCACCTGGTAGAGCGTTTCGATTCCGCCCACCTCGTCGATGACGATGTCTCCACGCTGCGGCTCGCCGTAGGGGAGCAGCGTCGTTTTCACGACGAAATCTCGAGACTCCCACGACTCCGCCACGCCAGACGAGTTGATCGACTCGAACGATGAGCGGCCGATGGTCGCCGACATGCTCGAGGAGTTGCTGCCCCGACGGTATCCGACGGTGCGGCTGGCACTTGCCGCCAGGCGGTCGGCCAGCCACAGCGCTCCGTCGTCCAGCATGTCCGCCACGGCACCACCTCCAGGAAGTCACGAGCCGCCGGCGGCCGGCCACGAGGAACCAGCCGCCGGCGGATGCGTGAGGTAATCAGGTGGGGCCGGTGGCGTTGACGTCGTAGCCCACCGCGTTCAGCTCCACGTCGACCGTGGTGTCTCCGGCCGCGGCATCGACTGCCACGACCCCGGCGATGCCGGAAGCCGTGAGCGAGCCCGTGACCTTGTTGTTGGGGTGAAGGTAGGCCACCGCACCGGCCACGAGAGCGCCTCCCGTGACCTTGTCGAAGGTGAACACTCCGCGGGTGGTGACCGCGCCCTTCGTGTTGGCAGCAATCGGCCGGCACACGACGCCGACCACCTTGCCGAGGTGGACGACCTCGCCGACCGTCTTCGCGGTCGAGGGGGTGTAGTCCCACACGCCGGAATCACTCTTGAACGTGGCCATGTCTGTCGCTCCGTGCTGGTGTCTGGTTAGATCGTCACCCCCGGGGCCGCGACCGTTTCGCGGCCCCGGGGTGCGGTTGAATCACGCCGTCGATCAGGCCGTCGCCATCCGGTAGGCGGCACGCTTGTCGCCCTTCGACACGCCGAAGTCGAAGTAGCCGCGAACCTGGATGCCGAGCGTGTCGAAGTCGGCTTCGGCCTGCTCGACGGTCGGCTGACGCTGGCCGTTGAGGAAAGCCACCTCCATCGTCGGCAGGTCGGCGGGGTTGGCGACGAGCCACCATGTGGTGGCACTCGACAGATACGCCGACGACACGACCTGGTACCGGCCGGCGAGCACGTTCGTGCTCGGGGCTGCACCGCTGGTGCCGTGAATGAGGGAAGATCCCATGAGTTCCGCGGCCGTGATTTCGAGCTCCGGCGGCACGAGCAGAAGAGCAGGAGTGATCCCGAGCGGGTTGTCGTCGGGATCCTTCAGCTTCCGGTAATCGCCGACCGCGGACTTCAGCGAACTGAGCGACAGAGCGTTGCCAGCCGCTGCGGTCCTCGCCTCGTAGGCCGTCGAATTGCTCGACTCGAACTCTGTCCAGAACACGCTGTTCAACTGCAGCGCCGCACCGCGGCCGAGACGCTGCGGCACCTGCGTCAACGCCCCCAGGTCGTCGTTGACGATGTCCTGCCTTGTGATGCTCGACATGCGCCCGTAGGTCTTCGCCTGGATCGTCCGCTTGTCATCTCCGGCGTCGGCAGATTTCAGCTTGCCGTCGTTGCCGACCTCCTCGAACTTGAAATCGCCGTCCAGCCGAAGACCGGTCGCCGCCTTGAAATCGCTCACCGGCCGGATCACGCTGATCTGATCCCAGATACTCTCGACCGCGGAGAACGACGCGAGCAAAAACTTCCCGTACGTCGCCGCGAGGAGGTCTGAGATGTCGTGCGTAGCGAACGCCGCCCGGAGCACCGGACGAACGCTGTCCGCCGACATGCGAGCACCGCCGTCGTATCCGTTCTGCCGAGCCGCAGTCAGGAGGATGTCCTGGAGGCCGATCGTGCGAGCCCGCTTGTGGGCGGCTTCCAGGACCGGCTCCGAGAACGCCTTCTCGATCCGCGGCAGCCCGCCGACCATGCACGCGGCAGCCTGGATGACCTGCCACACGTTCACGGCTGGCTTCGTCGGAGCGTGAATCACCGGCCCGCGCGAAGCGCGGACGGTGGCGAGAACCTCCTTCTGTACCTCCGCCTTGACCTCCGCGACGATCTCGGCGCGCATCGCCTGGAGATCGACCGCGGTGGCCGCGGAGGCCATGTCCTGCGGGCCGGTGGGCATGTCGTGCTCCGTCGCCTGAGCGCCGGTCGGCATCTCTTCGGCCTTCATTTTCTCGTCTTCGTTCATCGTTTCCTCCCCCGCCGAGGCGGTGATGGTCACGGCGGTCGCTGCGTCCGCCCCGAGGGTGACGAAAGACAACTCGCGCAGCAGCGAGCGTTTGACGACACGGAACGGACCCTCGAAGGCCCGACCGTTTACGGTTGCGGTCTGCCCGGCGGGCACGACCTCGTGATCGAACACGTCCGCTCCGACGCTGGCCTGCCAGCGGTATCCGGCGTCCCCGAGTGCGACGACCTGACGAGCGGTGTCGGTGTCGGCGAGGATCGCACCGTCGACGGCCAGCCCGCCGCCGTCGACTCGTGCGGTTCCCTGACCGAGCACGGACTCAATCCGGTAGTCGTGCTCGGCGACGATCGGCACCACGCCCGGGATCTCCATCCCGGCGAGGTCAATCACGACCGGTTCGCGGCTCCACGCCTGGCGGATCAGCCCGCCGGTATAGCCAGCCATGGCGAATCGCGGCGTTCGCGATGCGTCGCCGGCAGCAGCTTGAAGCCACTCGACGCCGGCGGTGATACGGAGTGCATCACTCATCGTCACCTCCGCGCAATGCGTTGACCGGCTCCGCCTGCGGAACGACGACCTGCGACGGCCGGTCACCCAGGGACAGGCCGAGGGAATCCATGAGCTGCCGCTCCGCGGCGATCTTCTGGAGCTCGACCGTCACGTCCTTGCCGCGACGCGCATACTCGTCGGTCAAAGACGTGGTGAGGGTGGCAAGCTGCGTCTCGACCGCGTTCGCTTCCTTGACGGGGTCGATGTGTTCACGGCCGTCCCACACCCACGACCAGTTCCACTCCGACACCGGCCGCAGGCCGGCGGGGATGAACCCGGGGATCAGAGCCGCTTCGTCGAGCCACGCACGGAGCATGTGGTCAAGCCACACCCGCTCCAGTTCGTCGCGCTCGACGCGAACGTTTTGCGCGTGGAGTTGGCCGTCAAGCCGCGCGGAGGAGTAGTTGTAGGACGAGGCGTCGAACGCCCCGAGGTGATACGGGAGGTTCACTCCTCGCGTGATCTCACCGACAATTGTGCGAGTGAACGCTTGGTGACTGTTCGTCGGCTGCTCGGCCTTGAGTTGGCTGACGTCCCACCCCTCGGGCAGCGTGGTCAGCGTCCCCTTCTCGATCTCGATAGCGGCGAACGGGTCCACCTCGTCGACCGTGGCGGCCGGGGAGTTGGAGTGGACGAACGCCGCCAAGTCGGCCGCGATCTCCGCGGCACGGATCACCGCCTCGGTGTACCGGCGAAGGTTGGCCCCGAGCCGCAGGCACGGAGTCAACTCCGACAGGCCGCGACTCTGGCCAGGCCGAGTCGGACGGAACCAGTGGATCACCCGGTCCGCGTCGTAGCGGTCCGCAGTCAGCGAATCGAATTGGTAGTTGGCCCCGGGGTGTGACCGGAGAACGTGGTAGGCGATCACGTTGCCGTTGGAGTCGAACTCCAGCCCGTCAGCGATCGAGCCGTCGGGATAGATGCTGTCGTCGTACTGGTACGAAGGCGTCGCCACCTGATCGGCCTCGATCAGCCGCAGGTCGAGTTGGACGCCAGACGGGTCGAGCCGCTGATTCGTGAACAGGAGCGCGAACGCTTCGCCGTCGACGACACGGCTTTCGGTCGCCGTCCGCAACTTGCCAGCGAGCCGCAC